CCCCCTATTATTATCAAATTCACTGGATGTCGATTCCGATCACTTTTTCATTCGTAGCTTCATTTTCTCTTTTCTATGTCTAAAGCCAATTGTAGCTAAAAATTTCTTCGTCAGGTATGAAATGCAACCCTCTTCACCAGGGTCTGAAGGTAATGTCAGTCCACCATACAAATAATCATATGTGAATAGAAATGCATTTTTCAGTGATTCATATTTGTCTGCATCTTTGAAGCGCTCAATATCCACCATGTGCATTCTGGAGAGTTCTGAGATGTTGTAAATAGAATGAACCAGTAGTAACTCTCCTGCATGGTTGATTCGATCGGACAAGATCCTCCCTATTGGCTCTCTTCTAGGTGCTCTTTTAACATAATTTCCAAGTTCAAAAAGGTCTCCATTTTCCCACCATAGTTGTGATGTTTCATCAATTCTTTCGACAACATCCTTGATGGGGTTGATTGTGTTTTCTTCCATTGTATTTAAAATAATCCCGGATATGTCCATACCTTTGAGAGCTTCATCTAAATTTAATTCCTCATACTCCAATTCATCATTTCCTTTTTTAGCATCATCACTGTCTCCTGACTGCTCACCATCCTCATCTTCCAGACCAAGATTTTCTTTGGTGGAAATCGATATGGGTGGTAGCTCAAAGTTTATTTCTGAAATAGCATCTAGGGCGGATGATCTTGACAGATCTTCAAGTGCAAAGAAAGTGGAAAAGAAGCCCATATATATTAATTGCTTAACAGAGCAACCATTGTGTATCATAGGAAAGTCATCATCCCAGTGCCTGGACTCAGTTGGAAGGAGATAGTTCTTTATTTGAATAACATTCTTCCCGGTTATTTTGTCCTTCAAAGATAATCGATTTTCATCAATGACAATTTTCCCTGGCACAAATCGAATATATGGCATCTCCTTATTAATTTTAACAGATAGGTTTCCTGCTCCTGGTCTCAATGAATCCATGTCAAACAAGTAATTGGCTTCTGGTTGATGATAGGATTTACTAATCCCCAACATTCTATAGGCCTCTTTTAGCAATCTTATAACAATCTTGACATCCAACTTATTCACTGTCACAGTGTGATTATAACTATTAAATGATAGAACAACATCTCCACACTGGGTCATTATTTCACCTGGTCCATAATAATTCCCATCCTCATCCATTTTCTGCTCCCTAATGTACTTACTGATGATAAAGTTGCCTGTTTTCACTAAAGTTGTTGCATCACTCGACAAATCACTTTTAAGCAGATATAAAAAGCAAACTTGTTTTGCTTTTTGATCAATGTAAGGATTCTTCATAATACCTTCAATGTCTCTATATTTTAATTTGTTAAGAAGCTTAACCCCCTTTTCGAATTCTCCTTGCATGCAAAAGAGACTGCACATGTTTAGATGTAATTTTACAGTTTCAAATTTTGTTAAACTGATAGCCTCAGTCTCATTTGTCAGATCAATCAGTCCGACAGTGTGGTCATAATGATTCGATGCATTTAATGAATATATTGATCGTATTATCTCACTGGATTCATCACCATAGTTAATCATTTTCATGGGCTTGTAGTTGTCACTGATAATCCTCATTATTATCAATAGCAATCTAGATAGACCATCCTCGGAATTCTTACTCAAATTCCTTATTGACTCTTGTATCCCTCCGTCACTCAGATCTCTCAGAAATCCAAACTTATTACAGAGTGTCTTCGCATCTCTTTCCAAAGAATTATCTGAGGTCCTTCTTACCCACATGTGACTGAGTATGTCGAGCAAAGAATTCTTTAGGTGAAAATCATTCTCCTGCAAAACTAGCCTGTGATATCTCTTTATCTCAAATGGGTCTCTCTGAACCAGGTCTGGAAGAGTCCTGTACATGTATTTTCTAGAATCTGAATATTTGTCTAAGCTGGGGTACAAGTCTTTAGAGTCCATCTCTTCATTAAGGCCCAACATGGATGCTAAAGCTTCTTTGTATGTTAAAAGTCCACTTGCCTTCCCTTGAACCACAAAACATTTAGCAGACCTACTAGCTGACATTCGTCCGTAAAAGAATGCAGGGTTGACCAGTCTAGCAGCTTCTGCAGATGAGTTTTGATATAGTTTCATGGACACCTTCAGCATGATCTCTTGCTTGGTTTTTGCTGGTCTTAGAAGAATGAGTGGGTCTGATGTTATGATCTCTTTTACTCTATCCTTTGTGAGAGGACTAAGTCTTCTAATCAGATTAATTAATCTGGATGGTTTGATCTTCGCATCAATAACTCTGATACCAACATAAACATCACTGTTCAGACTAAAGTCCATGACCGAGTGCAAGTTGTCAGTTCCTAGTGTGTGGGCGGAATTGAAAACTCTTTTTTCTTTATCATTCAATCCACTCAACAATATTGACATGTTGTGCATCTCAGGACCAAATATCAACATTAGGATTGGCTCATAAACTGGGTATAGCCCTAGTTGATAAGGAAACTTTTCAACTCCTAACAATTCAGAAGGATTGTTTTCTGCATTAACTGCATATATGTCTTCGCAAAACACCTTGTTTAAGTCGTGAGCAAGTTTATACAAGTCAAGTTGCCCTCCATTCTCAAATAGTGCTCTACAAACATTGAATGATTCTTTAACCATCCTAACAAAAGAGTCTGTGTAAAAGACATCCATCGTGGATAACGCAAATTTAATTCTGGTGGGGTGTAGACTTAGATTAACTCCGAAAAGAGAATTGAACTCACAAAATATGTTAGAAATTGAGCTTTTTGACAGTGATGTCTCACAATTAAATAATCTTTCAGATATTTCCTGGCAATGTAAAAAACCATCAAGTATGTTCTTGGCACAATGAGAATTAATTGAACCCACATTAAGGCAAGTGTAAGAGTCATCCGAAGACAAAATGTCATCCCAGAAGACACCATAAAGGCCTCTCCTAACAAGCCATTTTTCAAACAATCTATCACGGAAGGATATTAAGCAGAGATGTAACAGTGAAGAAGTGAAATGAAGTATTCCCTGACCCATGTTAGATTCATTACCAGTATGTAGAACTTTGTCTTTTAAAAACTTTTCTTTTAATTTTTGCAAATTAGGGTCCATATTGTGTTTCATAATATTCATTGGATCTCTTACCCATGCCCGAATCAATCTCTCAGGTAGGAGGATTTGTTTATTTGTGTGTTTAATCAAAAGTGCGGTGAAGTAGTTGAAGAGATCTGGGAATATGTGCTTGAATGGATAAAAAATGTAAAGAAATTGTATAGGTTGGAAGGAGGGTCCCCATTTGCTCTTATCAAAGTTCAGATGGAACACCTTACCTGTGGGGTCTTTTGATCTAATATTTCTCAACATCGACTGGAATCTAGCATTTTTAGTGGGGCCATGGGTGAGCATTTCTCTGGTATCTCTGGCACAAATCAATCTTGAGAAGGTCTCTATGACATTGATCATAATTCTGTCTTCTATGGACAGTATGAGAATTTCTCTCACACCCCCGATTTGATTCTTTTTGAAAACCTGGAAGTATTCAGTCTCATCATAGTGTTTTTCCACAACGTCAAAGGAACAAAATTTCCCCTCCTTCATGAGTTCTATGACACCTTGCACACATCTTCTGCGACGATTCTGTCTCGGCACTCCTTTATTGAGTATCATCTCTTCTCCAGTGTCTTTCATGTCATGCCCATCATAGAAAAAAGAGTTTGGTGAAGGGATCCCTCTGTGATGTGTGTCAGGCAAGTCTTCATAAACTAGCCTTTCTGATAGTGAACTTGACTTGAAAGTAGCAAATTCATTGACAGTTTTGTTAAGACTTATGTGATTTGAAGCCATTAGATATGCAGTTTCTCCACTATACCCCAAAGTAGACTTACATCGTGATTGGAGAATTGAACCAATAATTATAGCATGTCTTGAGAATTGATTGCGGTGATCATTCTCAATCAAATACTTAGCATCTTGGTAGGGGTCACCATCAGAGCCAAGATAGAGTTTAGTTGTTTTTTTCACCTCTTCTAATGATCTTTCTCCTTCTAACATCTTGGATAAAATCTGAAAACTTGCATGTGTGACATTGTCCTGGTTCTTGTTAAATAGCATGCAGAAATAAACTTCATGAAGCATTTGATCAAATGTATGTGGAGGTCCAGTTGTAAGAATTCTATTCAAGGAAATGTCAGCTCCACTGAACTTATCATTGACCCTGGTAGAGGTGCGAAGGTCTCTAATTTTACCAAATCTGAGTTTGCTGATACAATCTCTAAATCCATTTGATAAATAATTAGTGATCTTTTTTAGTAAGTATAGTTGTAATGGAGTTCTTATGGGAACTTTAAAACGATCTAGAGTCTTTGCACTGTGGTCATAGACTGACATCTTCATCATGAATATGTATCTTATGTCTTGTATCATTTTACTAGTAGATCTTTTGTCTTCCAGGTATATCAGTATCATCAATCCTAAAGTATTGGACCTATCATTGGTGACATAATCTCTCATGCTTGACTCATGGGTACAGGAGTAAGAAGCATACGACATTATAATTTTGTCGAATGATCTTATGTAATGATCCAGCCTATTACTATCTGTGGATAGCCATCTGGAAGACCATACTTTGTCTCTATGGTTCCATGTTTTCCAGTGCTTATTACTCTCAAACAAGCTAGTATTCATCAAGTTGTCGGTCGCTATTGCCACCAATTTAAACCAGATAATAGTTGAAGATTCTCCAGATTTTAGGAGAGGACCTGGGTGTATAATCACAAATATTCCTTCATAAATTGTAGGTCTTATAATGTGGCATTTGTTTGTTGCTTTCCTTAGACAATTGATGTTGATTTCTCGATATATTTCTTGACAGAATCTCAGGTAATCCAACCCTGGACCAGTCCAAAGACTTGGATGATCACTAGGATTATCTATTCTTGAGTATCTAAAAGACAATTGTAATATATCCTCTACATCAACATCAGGATGTATCCAGTAGTTCTTGTTCTTCATGGATCTCTGTCTGTGCTCAGGTGAAGTCAGGGAGTATCTTTTACGACCTGGTCCTTCAAGTGCTATTCTACTTCTTTCCTCCGGAGTGAAATTACAAATGCGATAGCATTCAAAATTCGAAGTGACTTTCAACTTTTGAGCCAGATCAAAGTCAATTGGCTTGGATCTCCTGGACAAAATCGAGCAATACTCGTCTAATGATGCGCCCATCATTGACAACATTAAAGATATATCTTTCCCATCATTGGATGTCTCTCTACGTGGTTTTTTTATCAACCCATCTACATTAGGGAGTGGCAAATAAGATCTAAACCTCATGTTGTTCATGGTGTAAACTGGATCGTTGATCATATTCTTGGATTTATCCCTATGATAATTCCAGAAACTCTCAATGTCACATTTATGATTGTTGGTCAACTTGCTCATATCTGGTGTGAAAACATCCAGACAGAAATTCAGAAAGTGATCAGAATCAGGGACTTGAAGTTTTCCTTCTAAGACACTTGTGAGATCATCATCATCTCTAAATGCTTTCAGTGTGAATCTTGTGTGTTGTTCTAAGACCTTGAATTTGGGGAATGTCAGTACATTTTTTAGTCTGTTCTCAGTGTTGGAGTTCAACAGCCACTTTTTCCCATCATCAGTTTGATACAAGAAATCTAGTCTTGAATTGATTCTCTCCAAATCTGGATATAATTTTGCAATGTCACTTTCATCTATAACAGAGATGGTGGTGTCTAGAGAGTAATCTGTCGGATCCAATCTAATACAATGAACTTGAACCTTTTTCTTAGTCTCCCTTTGTATGATCTGCCTAGCCATCTCATACTTGCCTCTCTTTATCATGGTGGACTTGGAGCTAACACTGACTGTCACATCAATCATCTGAATTTTATCCTTCTCTATTAGGACAATATCAGGAGTCTGGCTCTTGATCAAGTCAAAGTCAGGTGAAGCAATTGAGAACAATTGATCTAAGGGCTTTTCTCCAAAAGGGACTTGCAACTTTGTGCAAACTAACTCATGAACAAGATCATGGCGTTCCTTCTTCAAACCTTCTATTTCTTTAGCAGTATCGCTCCAGGCATAAGGATTTGTTTTAATCTTGTTCATTAAGGCTTCATTATCTCCATCTTCATCATCTTCAGGAATAGTTTCAAAATTCATCTCATCATCTGAATCAGAAACCACATCCACATGATCGCCTTTGCCGTTCGGTGATTCTAATGGATCTTCCGAGAACATGTGCTTCAGAATATGTAAGTGCTTTTAATAAATAATAGGGGTTTTTTG